CGCTGAGGCTGTCATGGAAGCCAAAAAGGCCCGCAAATGGCGTATGACGTGGGTTGAGGGATTCCTGGTAGGTGCGGACCCTACCGGGCGTTGTCATGCCTCTATCAACCCGCTGAGGGCCCGTACGGCACGCATGAGCATCACTGGCATACCCGCACAGACCCTGCCGGCCGGGGACTCCACAATCCGACGCTGTTTCCTCGCAGACGACGGTCAGGTCATGGCATCCGTGGACTACCAAGCACAAGAACTGCGTGTGCTTGCGGCACTGTCGGGTGACCGGACGATGCAAGGTGCGTTCCGCACTGGGGCTGACCTACACCAGATCACCGCTGACGCATCGGGGGTGAGCCGGAAGGTCGGCAAAACAGTGAACTTCGCTTACGTGTACGGGAGTGGGCCGAAGAACATCGCCAACCAGTGCGGTATCGACGTGGACACCGCGAAGAAAGTGATTGCGGGTTTCGAGCAGGCGTACCCACGGGTCAAACAGTTGTCCCAATCCTTGCAACAACAAGCACGCAGGGACGGGTTTGTGATGACACCGGCAGGGCGGCGGTTACCCGTCGATCCTGAGCGGGCGTACTCCGCGCTGAACTACCTCATCCAATCGTCCAGCCGGGACATCACAGCCGGTGGGCTGCTCCGGTTACACGACCAGGGGTTCACCCCATACCTGCGGTTACCGATCCACGACGAAGTGCTGTTATCAGTTCCAACTGATAAAGCGGAATGGGGTGCCCGACGAGTCGGGGAAATCATGGCAACGAACTTCAAAGGAGTTCACATCAGCACCGACGCTGAGGTCGGTGGCCGGTCATGGGGCAGTTTGTACGGATCAGATTACTGAAAGGAACTTGACAATGAACGAACGTGAACTGGTAGACGAGTTGTACCAATTGTGGGCGAAGACCACCGCAGCCGGCAACGGCGGGTGGAACATCGAAGAAGACGAAGAATCCCCCTACCCCTATGTCGATGTCGTATCCATCGACACCGACGAATGGGAACAAACCATCGGATTCACCGTCAGTAAACCGGATGCGGATTTCATCACCTCTGTGCATTCCGCTTTCCCTGAACTGGTGCGGTTGTTCCACAGTGCGTTGGACGAAGCTGACCGGGCCGATCAAAGCAAAGACGCACGCGAATGCCGGATCGCGGAACTGGAAATGGAACTCATTGAGGCGAATTACATCAACTGCCGTTTGCGTCAGGAATACCAGGACTCGCAGTTCGATCTGTCGCAGGAACTAGCGAACGTCGCCCATTTGCAATCGCAGGTTGTGGAATTGGAAGCCGATTTGGAAGGGCTGATCGCAGGATGATCGGGATTACCGCACTCGTCGCCGCACTGATCCTCGCCGGGGTAGCTACCTTCGCCTACTTCGGCGGGTATTGGTATCAGCTTCTCAGCGGCAAGGATGAGGATGAATGACAGACCCGACTGGGATGACTACTTCATGGGAATCGCCAGGAGTGTCTCCCGGCGATCTGATTGTCATAGAGACAAAGTCGGGGCCGTTGTTGTTAAGGATCGACGGATCAGAGCCACCGGATATAACGGAGCCCCTTCAGGCAGCCCTGGATGCGATACGTGCCCTCGCCGTACATCTAACGTCCCCCCAGGAAGCTCCTACGACAACTGTGTCGCTGTTCATGCAGAAGCGAACGCACTGATCTACTGCGACCGCGAAGACCTCGTAGGTGCCACGTTGTATGTCACCAGGGAGCCGTGTTACGCCTGCGACAAACTGATCCAAGCTGCCGGCGTTCACGCGGTGGTGTGGCCTGACCCGAAGGAAGTTGGAAATGAGTGAGTTGCCCGGATGCCCCTGTTCAATCTGTGAGGCAGAGGACGCCATCCCCAATTGGACGGCTGAAATGATTCGTCAACAGATAGTCGTAGGTGTAGACGATGACTGACATTGTTGATGGTGGAATGTCTGACAACAGTGGGTTGTCGGATATTGGCTTGCGTGACCGCATCGCCACCGCGCTGAGAACCGCCGACAGGAGAGTGGCAGGGTTTATCAGTTACGAAGAACGGGCCGACGCGGTGATCGCGGAACTAGGGCTTTGGCAACAGTGGAGTAACTGGCATGAGGGCTATTACCGCTACGTCACAGATTGGAGCCGACGATGAAACTGACTGAACTGATCTTGGAACTGCACACCGAAATGCTGGCACGAGGCAACGTCGATGTGTGGATCGGAGGCAACCGGGCCAGGGCACCCAAAGTGCTATGGGCAGAACTATCCGACGATCACCCAGCAGGAATCTATATTTCATAAAGGGTGACATACGATGTGTCATAGGTTACTGTTTGTGAAATGCGTGTACTAGGCAGAATCCGGTTATCCAGACTCACAGACGAATCAACCTCCGCTGCACGTCAACGGCAGCTTATCGAACAATGGGCGCACGCCAACGCCCACGAAGTGGTCGGCTGGGCCGAAGACCTAGATGTCTCCGGTTCAGTCGATCCCTTCGACACCCCAGCCCTAGGCCCCTGGCTCACACCAGACAAGCAAGGGGACTGGGATGTCCTGTGTGCTTGGAAGCTGGACCGGCTAGGCCGGGACTCCATCAGGCTCAACAAACTCTTCGGGTGGGCAATCGACAACAGCAAAACGGTTGTGTCTTGCTCTGAGGGAATCGACCTCTCAACGCCTGTCGGCCGGCTCATAGCGAACGTCATAGCGTTCCTAGCGGAGGGTGAGTTGGAGGCGATCAGGGAGCGCACCAGAGCGTCCCGTAAAGCCCTCCTGCAAGCCGGCAGATGGTACGGGGGGTCAGTACCCTACGGGCTACAAGCCGCACCCCTACACGGCGGCGGATGGACACTGGTACACAACCCAGACACAGCCCCGATAGTCCACCGCATCGTCAAACAAGTCACTGACGGGCAACCCGTCAAGCTAGTAGCAGACAACCTCAACGCAGAGAACATCCCTTCCCCCACCGGGGTCAAGTGGCCGGCCAAAACGATCTGGAAAATCATCACCTCCAAATACCTGCTGGGTCACTCCACCTACGAGGGGAACACCGTGCGGGACCGGGAAGGTAAACCGATCTACGGGTCAGAACCACTCCTCACCCAAACCCAGTGGGATGCGCTGCAACGCGCCGTGGAAGAGCGGCGGGCAGCCCCACGCCGGGTCAGCAAAACCTCACCCCTGCTGGGGGTGATCCTGTGTTGGGAATGCGGGGCGAACCTCTACCACCAATGCCACGTCAAAGAGAAAAAGTCATACCGGTACTACTACTGCCGTGGCGGTCACACCGCTCACATCGAAGCGGTAATGGCGGAAACTCTGATCGAAGAAACATTCCTGAACGCTGTCAAAGAAACACCTGTTTTAGAGAAAGTGTTTCAGCCAGCGGAGAACCATCAGGCTGAATTAGACGAGGCGTACCGGGCCGTCGATGAACTCACAGCGTTACTAGGAACAATCAGTTCCGCTGGTATGCGTTCTAGGTTGAATGAGCAGATGCTTGCCTTGGATAGTCGGATAGAGGCTTTGGAGAAATTGCCGGCCCGTGAACCAGGATGGGAATTCAAAGAAACCGGGGTGCTCTTCAAAGACGCCTGGAACACAGGGACACAAGAGCAGCGCCGTGAACTGTTGCTGCGTGCGGGGATCACCTACCGCACCAAACGCACACCAGGAACGAAGATGATCCACGGGGAAATCTATATCCCTGACGAAATCCTCGACCGTCTGAACGCAAAAAATCCCCCCTCGTAAGAGGGGGGTTCTTTGCTTACTCGGGTTGGAACAGAATCTCCCAACCATCCAACCTAGGTTGAGCGTCTTTCCACTCATCACCATTGACGGTGTTTATCTTCCAAACAGGCAAACCATTCTGGCTAACACGAACGGCAACAGCGCCCGTTTCAGGGTCCTTCGCAATCGTCCCAACAACCGCACCTTCCGACACCAACCGGTGCGCCTCAAACACCCGGCGCACATCCTCCACAGCCAAACCCGTGGCCTCAGCCACGGCAGTCACAACAGCACTCTCAACCACAAACTCTCCTCAGTAAACGTATGTTGCGAATGAACCGACAACACCGGGCCTCGCCACACCATTGGGGCAGAAGTTACCGAAACCGACGTTCTGAAACCCAGGCCCCAGACTGGACTGACCGCCGGTATCGACAGCCTCCAAAACCAGATTGGTTCCCTCGTATATGCGGAACGTCCGCTGCTGGGTGAAGTCAAACGTGTACACAGAACCGTTACGGAAATCGTGTGTCACAGAGCGAAGCTGAGTGACCTGACCGGCCTTCACAAAACCGATACGGGCACGGGTCCGGGTGAACCCAGCGAAAATGTAGTCACCCGCAACAGGTTCAGGGTTCCACCTACCGATGATGAAGTTCTCCGATTGCCCAAACAGTTCTTGCGGGGTGCTTATCGTGGTGGACACCTTCAGTAAATCTGAGGGCATCTCGTCCGGCCACGCAGCGAACATGTACTTGTTCGACGTGTCCAAACCCAATGTCGGAACAGCGAACCCGTTAATCACACCCAGAGAGCCAGACCCAGACCCGGTGTACCACTGCTCCCACTTCGGCCCAAGGCTGGTCACGTTCTGCGGGTACGTTTTGAAGTCCTCAAGGACCTCAGAGTTAGCTTTCTCTAACTTCTCCAACCGCAAACCCAACGTGCCCAGTGTGCCGATAGCGGCACCGATATCGTTGTTGACCTTCTGCACGTTCTCCGGGGTGAAACCGACCTGTTCGAACCAGGCGTTGAAGCCCTGCACGATAGCGTCGATCAGCTTCTGAAGCTCATCAGCCACAGGTTCAAACGTGTCAGTCAGCCACTGGTTGAACTCGTCTGCGTTGAACGATGCCGGCAACTGGGGGAACCACTGCATGATCGTCGCAACAGACCCAGGCACATCCTCGAAATCATTATCAATCGTGGTGCCGGGGATGAAACCCTGAAACAACCTCAGCACTTCCAGCGGCAACTGCAACAGTTTGTCTTGGAACAAATACTGTGAGTTCTGTTGGTTCGCCAGAGGACCGTGGATGATCAGTTCGATAGCTTCCTGATCCAGCGTCGAACCGTACTGCCAAGGCCCGCCACCGATCTCATAAGCATAATCATCGAACGTAGAGCCGTATTCCGGTTTCCCCTGATTCGGGGTTGTCACCGGATGACCTCAGCGACATCCGGCTTCAAAGGGGCATCCCCGATCATCCCGGCATCCCGGTACTGCTGAAGCATCGCCTCGTTCTCCTCGCGGGTCAACTGGGTGATGTCCGGCAGCTTTATCAGCTTCGGGGCCGGCGTGCTCACAGGCACCCACGTAGCGGCGTTGTTGAACAGGTGCCTAGCACCACGCATAGCCTTCTGGAACTTGATCCGCTGCCTAGGCAACTGATCCACACTGATCATGCCGTTCTCATCAGCCAACCCCGCAAGGTAATCGCGGTGAGCGAACCCGCACTCCCACAGATGCTTCGACCACAACTTCAGGTAACCGGGATGTGTGATCATCCCGGCCCCCGCCATCGTCGGCATATTCCGCAACGCCCACACAAAATGCTGCTCAGGATCGTGGAAGTTCACTTCCTCCTGACTGGGAATCATCAGAAAATTCCAATCTGGCTCAACGCCCCATTGATATTGCGAATCAACTCAAATGACTTCACAACAGGATCACTAGACTCTTGGTAACCGATTTCGATATCCCAACCCGAAGGGCCATCCTTATCCCACTCGTACTTCAACTTCTTCACCCGCTCCACAAACAGAGTGTGAGGAGTCGGATAACCCAACACAGAGGTAGCGACACGGGAACCCAAGAAGAAATGCCCGTAGCCTTTCTCCCCGATGTAATACGGTGCTGCGTCGGACACCTTAACGCTGTGAGTGGTGTGCGCCCTAGTAGCCCACATCTTCGACCGGATAGCCAACAGAGCGGACAAGGTGAACGCACGGTCGGCGTTATCCCCCCAGCCCTCATAATAATGGAAATCACCAAGACCAGTGACCACATTTTCGAGGCCGGCAATGGGCAGGGTTTCCCCGGCGGCACGTAATGTCGGTACGGCCATAAATGCGGCTACGACGTTTTCGTAAAGTGGGCGGGCAATAGCATCCATCATGCCACCGATAGGCGGCAGGGAGTATCCAATACCGACTGATATTTCAGCGGCAATAAGGTCACCGGTCATATTGATAGCTGCGCTAATAGCCTCATTCACGCCAGGGGCAGACTGCCCACCCGTAACAAACGAAGTATCAGTAGCCTCATAATACGAAAACTCAGACTGCTTAATACCGGTGTACACACCTTCTTCGAACACCACCCACGGTGCATTAGGTGAAGTCCCCAAATACCACGGGGAATAATACTCACCCGGATATGTGGCATCCCCCGTGTACACAGACACACCTTCGGTGGTGCCGTCATCGGCAATGTTCACAACAGCCCTGACCAGCCCAGTCAACCAAGACCCACCAAAAGCAGTCTCAGTACCCCACTCCGAATTGTCCTCAATCGACCAGATCAAACAACCGTGCCGGACAGGGAAATACTCAAACAACTTCTCAATGGACTCAATACCAAGCTCGCCCTGCAACTCAGAATACGGGTGGGGGTCACCGTCCAGGTAACGCCGGCACACCATCGTCAACTGAGCATCAGCCAACACTTGTTTAGCCACATCATGGAATGTTTTAAACCGGGAAAACACAATAGTCAGCGGGGAATTATCCGCAATGATCGGGAACGGTTTAACCTGATTACGCCAAAACCCCGGCCAGAACGAAGGCCCCATCCACTCAGTTGGATCAAGGGGATCATCTGGAATCGACCATAAAGACGATTCCAACCTGAGTAAATTCAGGAATAAGGTCACCGATAATGCCCAGCGACTTGGTCCGAAAAGCAAAAAAATCTTAGGGAATTGCAGTTCCGGCCTCAACGCAGGATTAGCCCAGCACAAAATGTGCTTCGCTTCTTCGTAATCGTGTTTAAACCACACGTCTAAATAACAATCACCGTACTTGTCCTTGATGACTGTGTAGTGATCCATCCGGCCACCCCAACGCGCACCCTGCTTATCAATAGTGATATGCACATTACGTTTCAGCCGGCCCTTGTGATCCAATATCCACTTAGACAAATAATGGTTCAAGGGTAGTTGGATTGAGGCGGTGCCAGTCTCGTTTTCAATGAATTCGAAATCACCGCCACGCTCACCAGACACCTCACCGCGCAGGGTGTAATCCCCGTCCCACAACCGGATCAGAGGTGGGCGTAAACGCTCTTCCTCTAGGCGGTTCTTACGGTCCTGGTGCCACTGCCACAAGTTCGCGTGGTCCTCAAGGGTGGCTAGCCCGCCTTGCACACCGGCCTTACCGGAATCCGAACCCACGCTTACGGTCCTCCCACTCCCAGTCATACCGATCCTCCGGTTTCAACGGGTCCATGTCCCGCTCGAAATTGTGGGCGGAACCGCCCTCAATCCCAGCCTCGTCTTCCTCTTCTTCCTCGACCACGAACGCCTGGGAAGGTAACTCCACGGTGAACAAGGGGACCAGGCCAAACAGCTTTACGACAAGGATCATTCCAACCCCCACGGGCGTGTCCACGGACGCGGCAGACGCAGCGTCACCATCTGACCCGGCCTTGCACCGGACACCGTTACCTCAAAGCGCCCCGAAGGGGTGTACGGGGGAATCGGATGGCGGAAACGAACACCGTTCATCCTGCCCCACAACTGCGAACCAGACTCGCTGACAACCTGTTCCACACGGGGATCGGTGTCGATGATTGCGTTCTCGGCGGGCAGGGTGTTGCCCTGCTGCTTCGTCGTAACCACAACGGACTTCACCGGCCTGCCGCCGGTCAACCCGGCAGGGTCACCGGTCAACTCATCGACATCAAGACCACCAAGAAGACCATCGGCTTTGAACGTCACCCGGTACGGGCGGGAGCCGTCCACCAGAGTGGCAACCTCAACCCTGTTGTCCTTACCGCCAGTCAAACCGGTTACGTCACCGGTCATCTGATCGAAGTTCACACCGCTGGTTGTCGCCTGGAAGGTTATCGTGTAACGCCGGCCACCGTTCTGAACCCGCTTGACATCAGCTTCGATACCGGCACCGCCGGCAAGTTTCGACACATCACACACCAGCGTGTTGATGGGTACACCCGCCATGCCGTTGACGAACTCGACCTTCCACGGCGAACCACCGAACAACTCAGCATCCACCCGGACATCGAAGTCACCGATACCCGGCAACTCCACCAACGCCTGAGCAACCTGAAGGGCCGTCGCGTTATACGGCAGAGCACGGGTGATGTTCCCATCCAACTCCAACGTGAACGTCCCACGAGTCGGCTCACCCGCAATGACAATTTCCTGAATGTTGTTTTCGATTTCCTCAGTGACAGTGCCACCAAGCAACCCGACCGTGTTCAGGGAAGCCAGAGCCGTGAAAACCTCAAGGGCAGACGCGTTGTAATTCAACGGAACCGTCTGTGCGCCTTCCAGGTTAAGCCGCCAGGTACCCCCCGTAGCACCCCCTAGAAGCTCCACAGTCTGCTTCTCATCGGTGTTAGGGGCCCGCCACACGTCCACGTCCCCACGGGCGATACCAGCCAACGCAACCAGGGCATCCTCGACCTGCTGCGCCTCAGCGTTATAACTAATCGGCATCGTTGTTTCGCCGTCGAAAGACAGGGTGAACGTACCGCCAGTAGGCCGGCCGTCCACAAAAAATTCCTGCACTTCCTCAGTCCGCAACCCACCAATCAACGAGGGCAGTTTCAACCTGCGGTTAGCGTTCTCGTCCTGCTTCCACGAATAATCCGGCAACACCCAAATCGTTGCCTGGGACTTCGGAGCGCCCAACCACGGCAGCCCAGGCACATACGGATCAGCCGGCTTCTCCGTGCTACCAGGAACAGTCCACTTCGGAAAAATCCACTGATCAGTCGGGTTCAAACCATTACGGCAACTCTTCGGGTTGACCTCCAACCACAAAGTCTCCCTAGGTAACTCCTTCTGGGGCCAGGGCCACGGCAACTGCAACTCGTTAGGATCAAACCGTGTGTCCGTGACGGTCACAGCGGAGTAAACCTCATCGTCCTCATACCAGTAAGGGTCAGTGGCAACCACCACCATCACCGTGCGGTTCACACCGTTACCGTTAGGGTCGAAAAACATTTCGACCTCAGGTGACTCCAGCAACCGCACCTTCAACCAGCGGGTACCAGACTCCTCCGTGGTCACATACAGTTTGGAGTCCCGGTCAAAAGCCCACGCCTTACGCCACTCGCTGTCCCTCGACAGCCAAGAGTCAGTGCGGCCGGCAAGAATCTCCACCGCGAACGTCAACTCACGTTTCTGCACACGGTGATTCAGATACCGGGCACCAGGCCAGTTACCGGGCTCCTCATGCACCACCTTCACAGGTGGCTCAAACAACCCCTTGATGTCAGTGCCCAGGTACACACCCTCGTCCCCGGCGGCGGGGCCGGCCAGCGTAAACCACTGGCCGTCCACCCCCTCCAACTCCACAACAGTCTTCTGCATCTTTACCTTCCGACCAGCCCAAGCGAACGCTTGTTCTGAAGCCTCGACTGGGCCGACAACGCGTCATCGACACCCGCGACATTGAAGATGTACTTAGTGCCCTCAGACAACAGACTCGGAACCATGCCGTTACCGGACATACCCAAGTCCTGCATGAACTGCTGACCCGCAGCCTTCGCAAAATCCAACGGCATATCTTGGAGCTTCGCCCCAGCCTCCTCATACCGGTCAGCCATGTCACGGCTGGTGTCCTGGTACTTAGCCCAGTACTCCAACTCCTTGCCCTGGATAGACAAACGCTGCTTCTGCAAATCAAGCATCTTCATCTGGCTTTGGAGTGCGTCAGCCTGAGGCCCGGTAGCGCCCTTCGCCTGCAACTGCAACATGGACTTCTGCAAATCCAATTGCTGCTGCTTAAGTTTCAGAGCGTCAAGCTCGGCCTTCGTCTGAGAATCAACCTTCCCAGCCTCATAGATAGAGGAACTCCCGGCACCAGCAAGCATGTCCCCGGTGATCTGAGTCAACGGCTCCAACGATTGCTTAATCTGATCGCTGAAAGCAGTCACATTCTTTCCGGTGGCACCAGCGGCCTTAGCCGCAGCAGTGCCCTGCTGGGTGATCAAACCCAACTCCTTGGAACGCATGTCCAGACGGTCTTGCAGAAGGGAATTGAAATCCTTCATCCGCTGGGCCTCAGCCTTACTGACTTTCGACCCACCCACAGCATCAAGATCAGCGGCCTGCGACTGCAACCCCAACAGTTCCTGAAGGTTCTTCAAACCCTCCGGGGAAGTGTCACCGGCAGCGATAGCCTTCTCAACCATCTCGTTGACCTGGGCAACCACACCGTTAGTGCCGTTCGAAATGCCCTTCTCTAAACCCTCACCGACGCTCTCACCGATACTGATGAACACCTTCGACGGGGAGTTAATACGAAGAGCCGATCTAGCGGCATCAGCCAACATGCCAGCCCAACGGCGAACAGTAGCCAAAGCCTCACCAGCCTTACTGGTGAAACCACTGATGAAACCAGAAACAAGAGCGACACCAGCGGACACCAGAACCCCGGCCAGGTTGCCGACAGCACCCTTCAGTTTCGCCGGCCACGTCGAAAGCTCCGCAGTCAACTCACCGAACTTCTGGCTAGTACCAGAAATCAGACCGGACACCAGTTCCACACCGGCACTGATCAGAATCCCGGCCAACCCGCTCAACGCACCCAGGATGCGACCCGGCCACGTAGACACCTCAGCCATAACCTCAGCGCCCTTAGCCATAACCGTGGCAGTGATACCACCGAACGCCGTAGCTATAGCACCGGGTACACCGGCCAACGCCCCGGCGATCTGCGCTGGCAGATTCACAAAGAACGTGAAAATCGTGCCAGTGATCTGACCCAGCGCGCTACCAATCAGCAACGGCAGGTTCGCAAAGAACAACGGGATACCCGCCAAGAAGGTACTCATTGACGTGTACAAGGTTGCGAACGCCGTAGCGGCGGTTGTCTGAATGTTCACCCACAGGTTGGAGAACCACGTCTTCATCTCCGTGATACCTGTGCTGACCTTCAGCTTGAACGTATCCCACCAACTGGTGTCAGGTGCAGCCTCGGGGGTAGTGGTTGTTGGGGTTGGCATAGGGGAACCAGGCTGCCCAGGAACACCACCGTTGAACCCCTCATCGAACTCAGTCCTAGCATTCTTACCGGCCTCCTTGCCTTTACCAGGCAAACCCTTAAACGGGTCCACAGGGCCAGTCTCCAAGAACGCCGCCTTGAACTGGTCAGCCAAACTACCGCCGGCCTCCTTGACCTGATTAGCCCTGTCCACCATGTCTTTGACAGTTCCACCCGGATCAGTGAATATCTTTGCACCGTTAGTGCCAGCACCGATCAACTTGAACAGAGGGTCAAGACTGTCGAACAGGTTAGCCAGTTCCTTGAAACCCTCAGACAGGGCAGGCAGCGTGTTCGTCACGAACTCCCGAACACCCTCAAAGAAACTCTCCATGCCCTTACCGAAATTAGGGTCAGAAATGTCCTTCAAACCCTGATTCCAGAAAGCCTGGAACACACCCGTCAAACCCTCAATGCCCGTGCGGACATTCTGGATCAGACGCTCAAGCTTCGTGAACCCGTTATCGTCCTCAATGGTTGTCCACTCAGTCATGTTCTTGGCGAACTTCTCACCAAGCTCAGTGAACCAGTCCCCGATACCGGGGAACTTCTCAGAGATACCTGAGATCAGTTGCAGCAAACCTTCAGTGAACCCGGCCATGCCGCCCTTGGCCCGCTCCAACCCCTCAGCAACATTGTCAATGATGTTGCGGAGATTGCCTAAACCCTTCTCCGAAGACACAGCATCGACAACACCAGAGAACATCGAAGTCAAACCCTGAGCAACCTTCGGTAGCTCCTTGGTAAGCAGCGGGAAAAACTCGCCCTTCAGCCGTTCGAACTGCGTGGTGAACCCAGTCATACCGGGCATACCGTTTTCGAACGTGTCGGCCATCGTTTTCTTCAACGCTTCGAACTCAGGTTGCACCGCCTTAGCGGCGTTCTTGATGCCGTCCAACCCCAACGCGATAGCCGCTATCGGCACACCAATAGCCAACAAGCCTGGGGCGAGGGTGGCGAGGCCGGCCACTAAAGCCAGCAGCGGTGGGAGCAGGATCGCCACAGCGGCGATCACCAACAACAGCACACCCCTGAAGCTCAACAAGTCGGGTACGGCTGCTGCGGCAGCTTTACCGATATCACCCAAACCCTTAGAAAGTTTCTTGCCCCAACTCATACCCTCCGCGATCTCACCGGTACGGAAAGCGTCGAAGTCAAAATCGTCGGCCCTCAGCGAACCGACCTCGACCTGGAACTTCGCGTTCCTAAGCCGCGCCCGAATCCGACCAATCAAAGAATCAACGGAGCCCGTATCAAGTTCCGGGCTGATCTTGGGCCTTTCCCGCTCCAGCCGGTCCTGCAACAACTTCCACTCAATCTCAGCCCTGGCAGAGTCCAACTCCGCTTTGACCTTCAAAGCCTCAGCCTCAGACCACAAGTTGCCAGTGTCAACGGTGAAGAAGTCTGGGCGCAACGTCATCCGGGCGGCGGCTTTGCTCTGAAGCGCAGCCATCTCTGCCTGAGCCTTCTCAGTAAGCTCCTTCAGCCGCTTGCGGAACCGGAAGTCCACAACAGGATCAATTTCGACCTTGATCGGCTCCGGTTCGAACTGCCTCAACTTCTTCTGGAACCGGAAGTCAAACTCCGGGTCCAATTGAAGTTTAATTTTCTGGCTATCAGCAAGTTCCTGAATATTTTTCAGAATCTGGTAGCCGGCCTTTTCGTCAAGCTTCACTTGCAGCTTGATCTTCTGGCGTTCAGCTAGCTCTTTGAAAGCCGCTAGCTCGGCGGCTACCTTAGCACGCGAGCTAGCCGCCAACTCCACATCCAGAGGGATTGGCCTTGAAGCCAAAGCGCGAAGCTCAGCCTCTAACTCATAAAACTGCCGGCGAAGCTCTTCGTCCTCAAGTGTGGGTTTGAACGTAGCTTCAAGACCTTTGGTGATCGAATCCAACTCGGCCAACATCGCGCTCTGTGCGCGTTTGTCCACGGTGATGTCAAACCTGATCGGCTCTTCGGCTGCCGCCCGGAACGCTGTCAGTTCAGCTTCAGCCCTCGCACGCCAACCAGCAGCCAACTCGACATCGACAGGAATTTCCTCCGACAAAAGCTCCGTGAGGTCGCTAGCAAGTTTCTCAAAACCCAGCCGCGCCTTTTCACCCTCGAAAGTGGGGGTGAACTTCGGTTCCAGGTTCCCCATGATCGACTGAACCTGCGAAATGAGCCGGTTCTGAAACCGATCCAAATCGGCTGTGTTTGTCTCGACATCGACATTGGCTGTGCGATCCCGCGCAACCTTGTCAATAGAAGCCTCAGCCTGAGTCAGACCAGTGACATTCGCCTTGACATCAATCTCACGGTCAGAGTTAGCCATCTGGCCCTTGAGTTGTTCCTCAAGGTCCTCACGGAACTTCGAAGCATCCGGGACAACCCGGACAGATACCCGGCCTACCTCATTAGCGCCGCCGCCGCCGGCTGGACCTGTCATCCGCCACCCCTATTCTTTCTAGCCGCAGCGATACCCTGCGCCGCAATGAATGCAAATGAACCCGGACCCCTATCACGTTTCCTGACCCGCTTATCGGGAACAGGGAACGGCTCCGGGGCCTTCGGCTTGTTCTTCGAATGCGCCGCCACATACGTGTACTGAAGGGCCCGCACAGCGTTAACTGTCGCTACAGCGGCATACCTGGACGCATCCCAACCCCTGAACTCAGAACCGCCACGACGCTCCGCAACAAACCGCGAACCCTCAGGCAAACCCCGGATCAACACAAGCAAATACAAGGGGGTGAGGCGGGACTCCGGGAGAAACATCTCCCGGATATCCACGTCATAAAACTCCAACAAGTCAGCGGCCAGGTGCTCGCCGTACTCGTCAATTAGCTGGGCGAGCCCTCTGCTTCCCCCGACTGGGTCTTCTGCATCCACGCGTTGAACAAGCGAAGCGACAAAGCCAAATCGTCTTCGATGTTCTCCACCAGAATCTTCGCCAACTTCTCGTTATCAGCGACCAGCGGCAGAATGTGCAGGGCGATCTGTGCGGACTTCTCAGTCGACGCCAAACCGCCGCCATCTTCGCCGGCATTCTTCTGAAGTTCAGACATCTCATCCAGCAGTGCGTACACCTGATCCCGGTTCTTACGGGGGATGCGAAGCAGGTTGCGGAGAGTCAGGGTCTTACCCTCAATCTCAATCTGGAACGGCGCGAACTCTTTCTCAATCTCCTCGCGCATAGCGTCAAGAGTGAA